ACCACTGCACTTGTCGCGGGGTGGTCAGTCGGCAGCACCTCCAGAGCCCAGCGGGTCTTGTCCGTGTCATATACGTGACACAGGCTCCAGCCGAGGTCTGCCGCGTGCGCTGCCTCTTGGTTCGTTAAAAGATCGAACATAGAAAAAAGATTTCGGGGGTAAAGAAAGCCCGCCGAAGCGGGCCGTCGACTAATTCTTTTTCTTTATCACGATGGACAGGTGGGGCAACTCGATGTTGATGTTGTCTCCGTCCTCCGTGATATAGATGCTCGGGCGGGCGAGGATCGCCTTGGGCTTGTAGTCGATGACCTCTTTAGGCCGCTTCCATTCCGGCAGCTCTTTGTTTTTCCATACATACGCCCAGCGGGCGCGCCCGCTGACGGTGTCGCTCCGTTCGTTTGCAACTCGGCTGACTTTCCCTTTACGGAAAAGAATACCGAGGTAATCCGAAACCCGATTGGCTGACGGTGCGGCAGATCGGATCTCTTGCATATCGAACAGCTGGTTACAGTCGAGCGGTTCTGTGGCATATTTCAGGACTGCCTCGATGGCAGGCAAAAGCTCGTTGTGGCCTTCCGGGGTCATTTTTACTCCTTCATCTAGCTCTGCCGTACCCTCCTCTTCGTTCGAGCAAGGTCTGGCAGCGGACGCAGCGATGGTAACCAAGGCCGACCCGTTCAGGTGGTATGGCGTCCCCGCATGCACAGTCGCCGTCGAAGCCCGACGGCATGGCTTCTTTGGTTCGGGCGCGGGCTATGCCGGCCTGGACCTCTGATTCTGCGAGCCGTTCGGCCTGCTCCACGAAGTTTTCATCCATGTTGCTGGGTTTCTTTCACGATTGTGTCAGCCAAATCTTTCCTCGTCCGTAAATGGGTGAGGAAATCTTTTGCAGTAAAGGGCTGCTCCCAGGCCACGCCCGGGAGCCAGACCCCGCCATCTTTAGACCCGACGATCACACCGACAGAGCGACCCTCCCCGTGCCGTGAGCGCAGCCATTCTTGCTGCAGGTACGAGATCGCCGGGTTCTTTCCGGTGAGGAGGTCGATGCGGGTTTCTGGGCGTTTGGGAACCGCGATGAATTTATATTCGACCCACAGGTCGGACACACCGCTGTACCAGACATCGGCGATGCCGGCGGTGTATTCATTGTTGTTTTTGACGCGGTACAAGGTGGGTGGGAGGTGCTTATGCACACTCGCGATGAACGTCGTTTCCGGTTTAGCCGCCACGTTTCTTTTCCTTGTGTTTCGAGTACCAGGCTGCGCGCGCCGACTTGCAGGCGTCGCACCGGCAGCCGGACGTGTACCCGGTGAGCGATCCGTGCTCCCACCGCTTGGCGACGAAACGCTCGGCGGTGAGGGCTTTTTCAGGGTCCATACCTTGTGATCTGATCCGGTTCCAAAGGGTGTAGTACGGGACGCTAAGGCTCTTCGCCCATTCGGCCAACGTCTTCGTCTCTCCGTTATGAGTGACGGTGATGGTGTAGGCCCGGTTCTTTACTTGCTCTGCCCGTGTGGCCCAACGACAGTTCTCTGGCGTGTATCCGAGCGCCCCGTCGTCGCGTTCCAAGGTGTGTGAAGCGGGGCGGTCTCCCATGTCAGCGTAGAAACGGTCGAAGTCGTCTTTCCACTGGGCGCATATGCCGACGCCGTTACCGCCGTACTGCCGGAAGTTCTGGTTGTTAGGGTTGAGACACCGGCCGCGCATAGCCAGCCAAGAGCTATACGTGCCGGTGTCGGTAGGGCTGGCCCACTTCTTCGCCATGATTAGTCCGCGCGCCCAGTGTCTTCCGACAGGAACGTGACGTCGATCTCAGCATCAGGGAACATGGCGCTCAGTTTGCGGCGCAGCGTACATGCGGCGCAGGGGCAGTCGTCAGGCCCGGCTGGCATGGCCGCTTCGGCCGCTTCGATCGCGTCACGCAGCATCGCGCCGAAGTCGAGCGGCTTCTTGGTGTTTGCCGATTCCGCGCTGTTCTTCAGCGCTTCGTTCAGCATTGCGTCGAAGTCGAGCGGTTTCTGGGCCGACTGCGTTTCAGGCGTCTGTTCACGCTCCAGGCGCTGCTCCACCAGGCGGGCGTAGCCGATGATGTCGTGCCACGAGTCGATGTAGTTCGGATCGCCGTTGAGGATGCGGCCGATCTTGTGGGCGGTCATCTCGAGGGCTTCGCGCTGGTCATCGGCCAGTTTGCGCCAGCCAGGGTGGCGGCCCATGGTGCGCTTGAGGCGCTGGGTGACTTCGGCATGGCCGATGAACTCACCGTAGCGCTCACCGCGCTCGTCGAGGGTCTTGTCGATGCTGTTCATGTCTTTGCTTTCGGTTTGAAAGGGTTGTTGGCCGCGGCGGCCTTGCCGAAGATGCCCGTGTGGATAGCGTGCAGAACCTGGGCCTGATGAACGGCGTCCGCCAGGGCGTTGTGCTTCACGCCAGCGAACGGAATGGTTTGAACAAGGGCTTTGGCGCCAGGCAGCTTCTTGTAGGTGCGGAAGCAGTTGCTGGCCCAGAACTTCCAGGGCGCTTCCATTTGGATCTGCGCGTAGGCGTGGGCGAGCATGGGGATGTCGAAGTCAGCGCCGTTGCTCCAGACTTCGTAGTCATCTGTGCCGACCCAGTCGCTGAAGTCTTCAAGCGCCTGGGGGAGGGTTATCTTGTCTTCGTGGAACACGGACTGGGCAGCAATGTCTTGCTTGAGCCACCACAGCAGCGTGTCTTCCTGAATGTGACGGCCGAGTTCCTGGTTGCTGTCGATGGAAATCGAAGCGTAGAAACCCTGGTCGTCGATCTTGCCGGAAGTCAGGTCGAACTTCACGGCGCCGAGGCTGAGAATCACGGCATCCGCACGGGTGCCTAGCGTCTCTAAATCCAGCATGATGTGCTTCATGTCTGCGCGGTCCAGTCATTTGGGTGTAAAAAACCCTGCGCCTTTCGGCGCAGGGGAAGGCACTGCGAAGTACCGGATCAGGCAGCTGCGGCTTCGGCCACAGGCTCCAGGGCAGCCAGTTGGGCGTTGATCTTGGCGCGGCCCTTGTCGGCAGCGGTAGTGGCCTTTTCCAGCTTCTTGCCGGCAGCGTCCACGGCCTTCTGTGCGACGGCGATGGCCTTGTCGGCTTCCTTCTTGGCGGCTGCCAGGGCCTTCTCCGCAGCCTTGTGGTCCGACACGAACTTGCCGTGCTCGGCGTTCACGACGCCCAGGGCGGCCTTGAGGTTGTTCTTGGCGTCCTTGAGTTCAGCTTTGGACAGGGTCTTGATTGCTTTAGCCATGGTATTTCTCCTTGAGTTGGCGATTGAATGAAACTTCGTTGAGCCGGACGGCTCGGGAAATCAGCCGGTCGATCAACGACCGCCGGCGCAAAGAACCGCTCTCGAGGTCGAGAGCGGCGATTACCTCTTCCAGCGTCAGCTCGCCGATGACAGCTTTCAAGCTCGGGTACGAAGCCAGAGCGCGGTCCAGATACCACTTGCGAACTGCCACGGGTGCTCCTTAGCGGCGGCCAGCCACTGCAGGCTTGCGCGCTGCAGGGCGGGCGGGTGCGCGCGCAGGTTTGGCGGCTTCCTGGCCGAAACCGGAGACGTCGGGCTCGACCATCAGCAGCTCCTTGGCCTCGGCCTGGCGTGCGAAATGCACGGCCACGTTCTCGTTCGGGCGGGGGTCGCCGAACGTGAGCGATGCGTAGGTCTCGTTGGGGTTGAAGTCCACCGAGGCAATCACAGCGATGGGCGGCATCTGGAACGTACGCGCCACGGAACCGACGAAGCCGTCGAAGCCTTTGAGCGCAGTGGGCGAGACCTGCAGCAGCCACAGCGGGGTGTCTGCATCGGCGTCAGGCGGCAGAACGGCCAGCACGCGGCCGTTCTTGCAGGCCTTGCCCTTGCCAGACGAACCGAACTGGTTCATGGGGCAGCTGGCGCAGTCATCGCTTTGCTTGATTGGGCTGTTCTCGCTGGGCGTCATCTGCTTGGGCTCGGGGTGAATGGCGAAGCAGGCAGGTGGGGTGATGTTGTTCGGATCGTACGTTCCTTCGTAGAACGTATTGCGAGAAACGAAATCAACAATCACCAAGTCCAGCGGGCCTTCGACTTTGGAGCCGTCGGGCAGCTGGAACTTCTTGTCCTGTGTGATGCGGATGTTGATGCCCGAAGGAGGGGCGATCTTGCCGGCCATGGCGGCGACCTGAGCCTTGAGTTGCTCCTGGATGGAGACAACGGCAGAGCTGACGGGCTTCTTGACCGCAACGGCGGTGCTGGGGGTTTTCTTGGCGGTGGCCATAGGTACTTTCAGTGGTGGGGTTAGGACAGGGCGCGCAGATTCAAGCGCTTCTTGGTGAACGGCTGGGTGCCAGGGACGACGCCCTTGAGCTCGACCATTTCGCGCCACGCAGGGTCAGAGACACGGCGCTGCAGGAGGTGGCCGTTCTTGGTCTTGTAGACCCAGGCCAGGAACGCATCCCAGTCTTCGACGTTGGCGACTGTGGATGTGCTGATGGAGACGCCGGCGGCCTTGCCGGTCATCTTGTCGATGCCGTTGGCCTCCATGTCTTCCATGAGCTTGGACTCGATGTCAGCCAGCTGACCATCGAGATCTTTGATCGACGCTTCGAGCTTGCGCTTCTTCTCGCGCAGCTCCCACATCGAGTCGATCATGGCGCCGGGCGTGGCTTTCACCGGCTTCTTTGCTTTGGGGCTTAAAGTGGCTGTAGGCATTTCGTCCTCTTTGGTGGTGTGAATCATATCACTGATCTAAGATAGATAAAAGATCGATGTTCGAGCGGGCACTCTTCGTCGTCCTCCTCGACGAGCTCTTCTTCGCAATAGCCCAGGATGTATTCGGCGACAACCTCGTCGCTGGTCAGGTAGTCGTGTTCTTCTTCGAGCAACTTGTAGAGACCGCCCATCAGGCTGCGCACATACTTGATGAAATCGTCTTCGAGGTTTTCGAAGATGCTGCCGTTCTCAGTGACCATGTCCCAGGCGGCGTACTGAAGGGCATCGTCGCCGTCTTCATCGAACGGGTTTCCGACGTACAAGTCGTGGCCGAAAGACGTGCAGCCGGAGTGGTAGTAGTGGCCGGAATGGCGCCAAGCCAGAACCAGAGAATGGCCCAGCTTTTTGTACATGGGTACCAGGTCATCGCGGCTGCAGGCGACCAGGAACTTGTGCCAGTTGATGACTTTGCCGTCGAAGCATGCGCCGTCGCCCTGGCTCCAGAAGCCGGAGAAATAGATCGAGTGGCGCTGAGCCCGCTTGCCGCCCACGGTCCTGATGGTGTGGGTGTCGACCTCGATGCCCTTTTCGGCGCAGTCCTCGACGAACATCTCGTAGATACTGCCCCACCACTCGTCGTGGACGTTGGTGTCGCGGTGTTTCTCGAGCAGGGCGTCACGGCGCTCTTTGCTAAGCGCCAGCCACCGGGGGTCTTCGAGTGCGGTCATGGGTACTCTCCTGTGAGGGCTTTGACGGTTTCAAGGTAGTTGCTCGCAGCTCGGATAGCCCCGCAAGAGGAGCTGTCCTGGAACTCGACGCCGTTCTTACAGATGACCCGAAAGATCGGCGCTGGGTCTTCCCATCCGCGGATGTCGACGACCCCGCGGGCTCCTTGGCAGCGGCGGGAGGCCTCATGCCGGAACCAAGTTATTGAATCGAGGAGAGACGCCATACCGACCTCACTTGGAGTAGTTAGAGGAAAAACCTCCTTCTGCCGCCAACGGGATTTCTGGGCACCACCACAGTGGAGTCGTCATGCACTTCTCCATGAAGGCGTAGCACTTGGCTGCGTCCTTCGTCTTCGGGTGTGTGACGGCTTCGTCGTGCGTCGTCATCACGACGGGATATTTCGTGTCGATCATCAGCATCTGCTCTGCGACGATGATGCGGGCCAGGGCCTGCACCAAGTTTTCACACAGCAGGCCGCCGTAGATCTTTTTGCGGATGTCGCCTGACTGGTAGCTCCACTCGTCCCAGCCTTTTTCGCCTTTGGCCATGCGCAGGTCGGGGTACTTGAGGCACATGCCGTTGGGCAAGCGGATGTACTCGAAGCCGATCTCCAGGCACTTGTACTGGATGGGCTCGAGGTCTGGGTTGGACATGTGCTCAATGAAGTCCTTGCTGCGGTCCCAGCCCTGTTTGATGGCGTAATACTTGCGCCGGTAGGTGTTAACGATGTGCTGGCACTGGTCGATGGGCAGCGCGATCTTGGGGCCACCCAGGGCACCCTTGGCCAGAGTCATCTGGAGCTTGGGGGCACCCATCTGGTAGCCCAGGCCGAGCACACAGACCTTGCCTACGTGGCGGTCGTTCTTGTCTTCCTTCGTGATCTTGCGGCCGTAGATGTCTGTGGCGAACTCGCTGTACACGTCGCGTTTGTCGCGGAACGCATCCAGAAGGTCGAACTGGTCCCACAGCCACGCGTTCACGCGGGCTTCGATCTGGCCTGAGTCGGCCACGCTGATCTGGTGGCCCTTGGCGGCCAGGATGGACAGGCGCAGCTCACCGCCACGGGTGAGATTCTGCATGTTCATCTTGTTGTTGCCGCCCCAGCGGCCTGTATGCGCACGGTAGTAGGCATAGCCCACAGGCAGCGACATGCCGTTGGCACCAGCCTTGAGGAAGCGCTCGGCCCGGGTAATGTTGGTCGTGGACTTGACCGCGATGCGCGTGTCGATCAGCTGCTGGAGCTTCTCAGACAGACCGGCTGCCTCCAGGACGTCGTCGGGGTTGGCCGGGTCGAGGTGAGGGAAGTATTCCCACACTTGCTCAGGCATGTTGATGAAGTCCAGGTCGTCCTTGGCGAAGGCGAAGGCCCACTTGCTGTCGATCGCTTCCTCGCGTTCGGCCTGGTTCTTCTTCATCCAGGCGGGGCTCAGCTTGCGGGGCAGCTGGTCGCGTGCAATACCGAGGGCTTCGAACAGCGCGACGAAGCGCTCGTTGCTGCCGACGACTTTCTTGACAATGCGCATGTCGCGCTCTTTGCCTTCGAGCTTCTTGTCCTTGCCGTCGAGGACATCGTCGTAGTCACGGGGGTTCAACAGGTTGAGCAGCAGCGTTTCGCGGCGGGTGACCTCGCGTTCGTACTCGGTCTGCACGCGCGGGATGTCGACCTTCAGAACCGGAGCGCAGAACATGCGCGCGGTCATATGGATCAGGTCCATCTCCTTGGCCGGGTATAGCGGGTGCATGGCGCAGAAGATGCGGAACATCTCGTCCACATCGTTAGCGCAGTATTCAGCGGAGCGCTTCCACAGGGGCTTGTTGGCGAACAGCTCCTTGAAACGCGTGCCTTTCATGCCTTCGATGCCGCCGTCGATCTTGCCCTTGCCGCCGTAGAAGAGAGACACGTCGTGCAGGCCCGCACCAATTTCGTTGCTGTGCAGGCCCCGGGCCATGCCCAGGGTGCAGTAGTAACGCTTGGGGAAGACGCCGTAGTGATGGCTCAGGATGAAGCCGTCGAACTGAACGTTGTGGCACAGCACGCTGTGCGTCTCCCAGTTGATCGCAGCCAGCTCGGCGGCGATCTTGTTGTGGGGGACGACCTTGGTCTTTTTGTTACCGATTTTGATGCCGACCATCGACGCTTCAAAACGCTCGTCGCGCACGTACTCAGACGTGGACAACTTGGAGAGTGTGTAGTCGGCGTCGTAGTACGTCTCGAAATCGAGTGAGACCAGGCGGTCCCAGTCGACGGCTGCAGTCTCGATCTGCGAGCGAGAGACGATTTTGGTTGCAGCGGCGACCTTAGTCTGGGCCGTAGGTTTACGGACAGCGGATGCCCAACCCATCACGCAGCCTCGCTCAGCATGGCCCGCAGTCGGGCAATGCGCTCTTGATGGTATTGCACCATGGCGGTGGCGTACTCGGCACTGCTCTGGGCCAGCAGGAGCTGGCGTTGGGCCTCCTCCAGCTCGACCTGGGCCAGCGTGCGTGCGGAGGGTTTGCGGAAGATGGCGAAGGGGTTCATAGCGTAGCGAACAGGTCGAGGAGGTTGGACATGCGGGCGTTCTTCTTCTGCAGGATCTCGTACACCCGTTCGTCAATCGTGCCGGGGGCGAGAACCGTGATGGTCTCGGTCTTCTGCGTCTGACCCATGCGGTGCTGGCGCTTGGAGCCTTGCTCGAACAGCTCCAGGTCATAGGTTGGCGACGCCCAGATCGTGGCCGTGCCGCGCGTAAGCGTGAGGCCGTGGGCTGCAGACCGTGGG